CTCGGGCGCCTTTGTGTCCACTTTTGGTGGTATACTTAAGACGCTAGGTTTCCGGGTCGCCTTGTCGACTCCAGATGAGGAGCAGTCCACCTCCGGCGAGCAGAGCTTTACTCTCCGCTCCCCAGGTGTTGACTGCGAGGCCCTCGAACACACGACCAAGTTTGTCCGCTCGGTCGTCGAGGCTCTCTATGATTTCTCTTCCGAGAAGATGGAAATCATACTCTCACTGGAAAGTTCATCTTTCTCTCTTTTCTTCCTTCGCGTCTTGGCCTGGCCCTTAGAGGACCGTATCAAGAACGCAAAGTTCTTTTGCTCCTACCCTATGGCTCGGTTCCTCCGGAATGATCTTCCGAAGGCGCCGCCGAAGTCTTATGGTTATACGGGGTCCGTCGGATCTGCCCTTCTCTTCGAAGGGCCGGTTCGGAGATTCCTGAAGAACCGTATACTTTCCGGTAGTCGTAAGAATGTCGAGCTTATGAATACTCTACTTCTAGGGGTTAAGCGCGCATGCGCGAGGGCCCCAGAGTGCTTCATTGAACAGTCCCTCGAAGCCCACCGGGCTGCGATGACGCGGGTTCCTGAAGTTGATGAGGTTCATCTGTCTCAAGCATCTTCCTACCTGACTCGGCTGTGGGCTGGAGTGAAGATCGTCCATTCGGAGTTGTGTGATCCCACAACCTCTGCTTGTTTTGGCTCTACGGCTGCGGCTGGTGGAGCCTACGAGTATCTACGGGAGAAGGAGGCCTCCGGCCACCTCGAACGCGTGACTCGACCAAACATTCCCGTCTCCTATTTGTCAGGTATGTACGAAACTGGGCCCGGTCGGGTCCAGGAGTATCGGACAGGCTCTGAGCTCCGCACGACCGTCGACCTCACCGCGAGGATCGAAAGGTCCGGAGTTCCAGAGCTCTCTTCAGTCCAGGTTCAGACTATTCTGGAACCGCTGAAGGTCCGCCTGATTACCAAGGGATGGGCAGAGGGTATGTGGCTCGGCCGTATTGGCCAGCGCGCGATGCACTCCTATCTCAAGAAGATGCCTATGTTCTCGCTCATAGGCCATCCTCTTGAGATCGACGATCTGAGGGACTTGCGCCGTCGTACTCTGCTTCAACCGGAGACCCGAGGCTTTCGGCTTTGGGTTTCTGGCGACTACTCTGCTGCTACGGACAATCTCAAGTTGCCTTATACTAAGGCCTCTTTCGAGACTGTGCTCCGCAACTCATCGTGACGGAGGTGGCAAAGGATACCTTGCGTCGTATCCTTTATGAGCAGTATGTTGTCTACCCTCCACGTGGTCCTCCCGAGGACCGGACGGAGGAGGTTTGGGTGAAGCAGACGAACGGTCAGCTTATGGGCAGCATTTTGTCCTTTCCCAATCTATGTGCCATTAATTTGGTCACATACTGGATGGCTCTCGAAGAGTATACCGGCCGTCGCTGGTCGCTACTCAGTCTCCCGTTGCTTGTCAACGGAGATGATATCCTATTCATGGCCAACGCGGCCTTCTATGCTATTTGGAAGCGGCATATAGCAGAGGTAGGTTTTGAGCTTTCCCAGGGGAAGAACTATGTGCACGAACACTTCGTGATGGTGAATTCCGAACCTTACTGGTTCACAGAGGAGGCAGGTTTCGAACATCTTCGTTACCTGAACATCGGTCTCCTGACCGGTGAGTCTAAACTGACGGCCCGTCCTTCGCAGCGGACGGCCCCGGTTTGGGACTTCTATAACCGGACGATTGCCGGGGCCCATAATCGGGCCCGGGCACATTACCGGTTCCTCCAGCTGAACCGAGAGGCTCTCGCATCCTTCACAGAACAAGGGTTGTATAACTTGTTCGTAGACCCCCACCTTGGTGGTCTTGGCTTTACTCTCTACGAAGAGGTACGGCCTTATGTGAAGTTCACCACTTTTCAGAAGCAGTTTGGACACTATCTGCTGCGTCAGATGACCTCAATGGAGGCGGATACGCTGCCCTCCGCTTTCATTGGGATCGTTCGCGAGGAGAAGGAACGACAAGCGCCCCTGATGTATCGTCATCACGGTACTTACACTCTGCGTTCGTACCGTAACGAAGGGTCTGTAGACCAGCCGGTCTGGAAGATGCTCCTAGATCAGGAGCGGGAGAGGTTGCCGATTGATCGCTCGATCCGTCGTCCCCTGTTTTCGGGGATTCACGGGACTGGCGAGGTGCCAATGAAGATTGTGCACCCTAAGCGATCGGTCCTCCGCTCTTTCAGGCAGTCGAAGCCAAAGAAGCTTACGACGGGCGCTCTACTTACGTGCCCTCGAGAGTGGATTGAGCTCTGTCCCAAAGACAGCCACTCACTACTTCTCGAACATCAGTTTGTCGGCCTCTAGTAGAGGCAGGGAATGGGGTTGTACCAGGTAATAGCCCAAAACGGTGGCATCTCATGCCTTAATAGTTCCGTGCTAACCAAAATGCCGAGAGACTGCACGGCGCTCCCACACATGTGGTTCTGGTACGATGTACAGTCCGACCTCTTATCGTCCGGTCGGACCCCATACAAAGACGACAATGAACTCAGACAAACTCAACCAGAAGCTCCAGAAATCGATTTCTAAGTGCGCCCAGGACTGGCTTACAGCCGCCCTGGACCCTTATCATGACTACCAGATGGATCTGGAGGGACTTCCCGATGAACGGTCGGCCCCCTCTGTTGTCCAAATGCACAATCAGTCCTATACCCTTACCGCGCCGACATCGGCTGCCGGTGGCAACTGGGACGCCAGTGTCCTGTATACTGGCTTTGACTCCGTTATTGGTAACCGCTGCGGGATGATGGCGAAGCTGACAGCCTCACTCCATGCATACGATCACACCTCCTTCAGTTCAGGTCAACCCTTCGGGGCGTTGACCGTCTGGGCAGGTGCTGCTGGGTCTACTCAAACTAACGGTGCCCCGATGACTCTAGGTGACACGAACGTATCGCTGGGCTCCGCCCTCGATGTGGATCGGTGTCGCCTCATCGGCGTTGCCTTCGAGGTCCATAACACGACTGCGGAGATCTACAAGCAGGGTTCCCTAACCGTTGCTCAACTCCCCGACTGTGCTACGGATGCCGGCAGTATCCTCTATCATGACACTGCGTCGACTGACGCGTATCACGACTTCACCTTTCAGTCCGACAAGGGGGCCCTCAAGGCCTGCACCTTGCAGCCGTTGCTGGCCATTCCTGGCTCGCAGACATGGCCTGCTGATAAGGGAGTCTATGCGATTCCTCGCATGACAGAGGTCCCACGCAAGCTCGCGGCTCTCTCAGGCGGCACGTCTTCCGGCCGTACTGTGATTGCCTATGGGCTTGGCGGTACTGGGGTAGGCACCCTGGAACCGACCGGTTTCCAGAGTGATGGTTCGATAGTCGTACCGACCATCCCGGTGGTGAGCCCTTCTGGCTTCTCACCGTTGCAAGTCTACCTTAGCGGGCTATCCTCCTCGACTACCCTGACCATTACGTTCAGGACGATCGTTGAGTATTTCCCGGCATTAGGCAGTACGCTGCTTCCTCTTGCTACGCCTTCCCCGTATTATGAGGCCAAGGTCTTTGGTCTCTATGGCGCTATCGCTGCTCGCGCCCCGTATGCCGTCCCTGTTGGACAGAATGCGGCGGGTGACTACTTTAGGAAGATAGCTGGCTTGCTATCTAACGCTCTCGTCCTCACATCCCCGATGTTTGGAGACCTCGCTCCCCTTGCGTACGCAGTAGGGAAGTACGGGACCTCAAAGATCCAGAAGTTGGAGGCCGGAGCGCGTGCATCTGCGGCGAAGGGTAAGCGTTGAGCTACCCAGGTCCGTCAGTCTATCGGTTTCTCCGGAGGTGGTGGGTAGAGGACAACCTCTGACCGCCCCCCATCCTGAGCAGATTAGGTATGGTTTGATAACCCATAACCTCTAAGAAGAATAGTCACCGTCCGGGCCCGAAGCCCGGCTCCGTTGTGGACGCTTCCCAGAGGTGCTCCTGTCTGTCTCACCGTTTCGACGGTGTTCCTATCCAGCC